AAGCCGTAGCAAATTACGGGTATGCCGACCACCAAAGCGATGATGAATAAAACGATGATAATCATTGTTGGTCAAGGAGTTTCATGTCGCGTTTAATGGCTCGGAATCTGGCAAGAATTTCTTGGTGGTATTCTTGAGCAAACTCGTTGATTGCCTTACGCATAATGATGTACTTTCCGAGTTTCGAGTTGTAGCGTATCCACTCCATTGAATAGATGTGGTATAGGTCGAAGTGGGCGAATTTGTCGCCATCGTCGATGTCGTCCATGATTACGTCGTCACCGTCGACATATTGGGCTGAATAGTCGTCCATGTCGATGCCGATGTGCGCATCTTCAAAAAGGGTGTCATCGCGCTGCGCGATTTCTTCGATGACCTTTATAATGTTGTCGGTTAGCTTGACAACTTTGCGGTTGGTATATTTGTATTCCATACGGAGAGGGATTAGGTTTTCAGTGAGATTAATGGCTTAGTGGTTGCCCCACTTCCAGCCGTTAGGGATGAGAAGCGCAAAAATATGCGGTGCTCCGACTATCACGATGTATAGGAGGAACAGCAGTATCCAGCCGAAGGCGCGGATGGATGCAAATATTTTGCGTAGCTTCTTCATACCTACAAAGTTAAACAAAATATCAATACAAATCTGGTTGTGAGAAAATTAAATTCGGTGGCGCATAAAGAAAGCTATAACAAAAATGGAAAAATTGGAGGGAACCTTAGCAGAAGAAGTGTTAGCCGCCCCTGCCCCAACACCAATTTTTCCATCGTTATAGCTCAAAAAGACTGCAAAGCTACTCCTCAGCGTCAACTAATTATCAGCAGGAAATTAGCCAAGCAGCCTTATTAAGTTGTTGCGCCACTCCTCAGCTTCATACAATTATCAGCAGGAAATTGGCATCAACAACAAATAGGTTGTGGGCGTATCCCAACGTGCAATGCTACAAACGTCCGCTACACTTACGTCCGAAACGGATGGGGCAACCCGATGTGCAAATGTATAGAATATTTTTGAATTTGCAAAATATTTTATACAACTCCACTGGTGGAGAATGCATAAGCTTCTCGATACGGGAATTTCTCCGCGCCGATGTAGAGGGTGTCGAAGGCGTCGGTGCCGTCGGTGCGGTGCTCGAGGAGGGCTTCTTCGCTCTCGGCGAGCTTTTCGCCTGACTTGTCTTTGCGAAAACCGTTGCGCCCGCGTTATAGCAAAGATAATATGGGGTGTGGGCAAGATTTAAGCACCTTGAAATTAAAAGATGTTAATCGTTAGATTCATCATCTGAAACAACGGTATAGCGATGTTCCTGACGTAAGCGTTTCACAAAATCCATTTTGTCCTCGTGTGTCATATTCTCCATCTTGGCGATGTCTTCTGGAAAGAAGCGAATCTTCACTGCTTTGAACTTCATCGTTGCCATTTCGTCTGCGTAACGACGGCCTGTCGAAATAATGTTAGCAAATGTCTTAGGAAGAACAATATTAGGCAGGTCATATGCCGCATCAAATAGCGGTGCAATTTGTTCATCTGTAAATCCGGCAATGCCACATCCTATGCGAGTAACATAGAACGTAAGTTCAGTATGTGCCGAAGCAAAGGCAATAAAATCGTCAACGTATGGTTTTATTGTTTCCACACCTCCTTGCATAGTTGGAATTGCATAGGATTGACCTTGTAGACCGACTCCCTGACCCATCACAGCACCAAAAAAATTGTAGGCAGTACGAGCCGCGCCCCCTCCATGACTTCCTTGTAGGTTGCTGCCGAAAACAAATATTTCGTTCGTTGCCAGATGACTGATTCTTTCGGGTGTATAGATATTTTTCATTATGCTATTTTGTTGGTTTACATAATACCTTAGTGGTTGCCCCACTTCCAGCCGTTAGGAATGAGATACGCAAAAATATGCGGTGCTCCGACTATCACGATGTATAGGAGGAACAGCAGTATCCAGCCGAAGGCACGGAAGGTTGCAAATATTTTGCGTAGCTTCTTCATACCTACAAAGTTAAACAAAATATCAATATAAACCTGGCTGTGAGAAAATTAAATTAGGTGGCGTCACAATTTAATATTGAGTTGCATAGCTTTATCCCACAATGTTTTAGTAAACAAAGGCAGATCTTCATATTTGACTTCTTCAAATGTGAAGTCGCCTGTTTGCCCATCAATGATTTTATCATGGTGGCATTTAGCCTCGTCAGGTATGCCATTAGGAAATGCGCGGCATCCGAATCCTGAGCCGCTGTCATGATTCAAACAGAAATGCTTGCATCGGTTGCATATTGGATGTGAAATCATAATGCATTTACTCTTCTTCGTCGAGCATACTGTCGGCGAGTGACTGAATTTCAAAAGCGATGGTTTCGAGGGCATCGCGGAACTTCTTACGCTCATCACGTGTAAAGTCGTCAGGCTTTCCGTTTTTGAGGTCATGGTTTAGTTTGTGGGTAATCCAAGAGCGAGACTTGCCGAAGAATCGTTCTGCGATGTAAGATGCTTTAAGCACCTTCATGATGTCTTGCTCTTTCAGCTCAACGTATGTGCCGTTCTTGTAGAGCGATTTCATACGCTCCACTGCTTTGTTTGCCAACTCTTCACCTTCAGAAGATTGGGCACGTTCAAGAATTTCTTGAATAAGTTTTTCGTTGTCCATGTGAATAATAAATTTTTCCGCAAATATAATCAACATTTGTTGAATATACAATAAATCAGCAGAAAAATTTATACCACGCCGGAGGTGGAGAGCGAGAAAGAGTCGTGGAACGGGAATTTTTCGCAGCCGATGTAGAGGGTGTCGAAGGCGTCGGTGCCGTCGGTGCGGTGCTCGAGGAGGGCTTCTTCGCTCTCGGCGAGCTTTTCGCCTGACTTGTCTTTGCGGAAACCGTTGCGCCCACGGCTGACTCCTGCAGACTGGATGGCAAGGACTAGGTCTTCGTTGTTCGAGCGGTTAAAGAACGGCATGAGGCGCTGCTTGCCGGCAAAGCCCTGGTTGATGAGAAGGTACTTTTCATCGTGGCGCATCGGGTTGCCGAGATAGACCGGTTCCACTTGCCAACCGTGTTTTTCAAATTCGTGGATTACTACCCAGCGAAAATCTTGCTCGTTGACGGCATAGTTTGAGCCGAGAGCGGTGGCATCGTAATAAAATACTACGGTTTTGTTGCGATGGTCGCGGTAGTAGTCGCAAAAGTCGGCAACGAGTGCCGGGATTTTGCGCTCGAATTTCACATAGAAAGATTTGATGACGTTGAGCCGACGCTCACGTGGTTGCCCCGCAACAATCCAATTGATATTTGCATTGTAGTCCATGCCGATGCAAATTGGAGCGTCGGCATCGACATCTGTGTCGATGTGAGAACCGAGATTAGAGATTTGAGAACTGAGATAATAGTTAAAGTCATGAGTATTATTCTCTTGACTCTGTTCTGTTTTCTCAGAACTTGCAAGCGAATCTTTGAACGCTCGGTCAAGAGTGTCAAAGTTGCTTGCATCGTACTTATGAGCTTCGCGCATAGACGAATAAAAACCGTCTTTGGCTATTCCGATCCTCTGACAAAGGATAGAGGTTTGGAAGGTCAAAGGCGTGAGGTCGCGCTTCATCTGCTTGATGTAGTTTTCACCAAGCAGTTGCAGGTTTTCTATTGAGGAATATTCCTTATAGTAAACCGCAACGGAGCGCATCTTATTGAGGTAAGTGTCGAGGCGACGGAGATAGCCTTTCAGATACTCGGGAACGGTTTCGCCACGATTATTGAGTTGGCGGATCCGTTCTTTGGTACGCCAAATTTCGTAGACCGTACCCTCAATAGTTTTTATCAGCTCGGCATCCATCTTGTCGCGATAGTGCAAGAACCAGGAGCCGCGCTGCGTCTGCGGCATATCGCTCAAAATCATGATTGAGTGATTGAACGAGTGATGCCCGAAGTAAGATTTAATACCACCGTTGGCTGGCAGTGTTTCATCTTTGAGCTTCTGATAATCAATGAACTTAGCTTCATCAACGAGCAGCCACGAGAGAGTCAGCGAGTTTGACGAGCCGGGGCGGTCTTGCGAGATGATGATGGCGCACGAACCGTTGTAAAACGATATGACGTGTTCATAGTCGCTCGGTTGGATTATCGGTTGCTTGAACGATTTGGGCGGTTTACGACCAATCACGTAATGTACACCGTTTAGAAATCCCCAACGTTTCCAAGCAGCGAGCAAACCCGGGATGGTGTTCGTAAGACCGTGTTTGAAAGTCGGCACACAGATGCCGCCTGTGCTGCCCGGCATACGCTGCATATTGCGAAGCACGAAAGGCGCGGCTATGGAGTCCGTCTTACCTGTACGACGGCCGGCAACGATAACGGTGGTGTTGGCGCCGATGAGTTGCGTCAGTCGCTGCGGCTTGTTGAAATATATGCGTTTGTCACTCATTATCTTCCGGTTGCGAATTAGGAAATAGTGTATCCAGTTCGAGGTCGACTTCCTCGAACTGAACATCCTCAATATCAATGGTCTCGGCACGATATTTTTGTATCATAGCCGAGATTTTTTCTTGTATATTGGGGATAGGCTCGATGCCGAGAACACGTGGGTCATCGGTTGCTGTGAACGGTTGCGGCACAATCATGTCGTAAGGCATGGCTTGTTCATCTTCCAGGTCAACGCGGTTGTGCTTGGCATAGGATGACGCAGCCCGTTCCATGGTCTTCGTATCCTTGCGTTTCTCAGCCATTTTGTAAGTGGCGAGAATCATCTCATTGTATCGCCAGCGGTGGAAATCGCGGCTTGCTGTGGCAAGTGTCGGCAGCAGCGTTTTGCATATTGCAAGATCGCTGTAAGCCGTAACACGAGAAATGGGATGGCGTTGCATGACCTCGGCAACGAACTCACGGTCGGTTGCGTCGGGGTTAGAGATGAACCAGTTGTACATCTCACGCACACGCAACACCTTCTCCACAATGATTTGCGGATAGCGCTGCGCAAGCTCGTCCTCTTTTGTGAAGAGGTCGGCACGGCAAACTTCGAGAGCTGAGATTTGAGACATGAGAACTGAGAACTGAGAAAAATGTGTAACTTTGTGAGAAAATCTAAGAAAATGGCTAACTATAAAGAATTAAAGGTGTGGCATAAAGCTATGGATTTAGCCACATTAACATATGATATCACTAAGGACTTCCCCACCGAGGAGAAGTATTCACTTACTGACCAGATGCGTAGAGCAGCTGTTTCAGTACCTTCAAATATAGCCGAAGGGCACGCCCGCCAAACCGTTCCTGACTTCAAACACTTTTTGAGCATGGCAAGCGGTTCTTTAGCAGAACTTGAAACACAGTTTGAACTTGCACGACGTTTCGGATATATAGACGATACGACTTTAGAAAATGCTCTTGCACTCTCTAACGAGGTAGACAAAATGCTTTGGGCATTGTCTAAAAACGCTATGATTCGGTAATATCTCATTTCTCTGTTCTTTAATCTCTGTTCTCTTACTCGTCATCTTCCATGTCGAGAAGGTTGCGGTTGGCATTTTCTATGGCGAGTGGCGAGCCGACTTGGGCAAGCATCATCTCCTGAGAGTGAAGCTTGACCTTAGATGCGGCTTTGCCACGTCGGTAGGCTTTCGACACGTCGGTTGTGCGGTCAGCTATGTCTGAACGCAGCACATCAGCCGGAATATCAAGTATTACGGCGATGTCGCTTATCTTCAAATAGATTGATGCGTATTTCTCAATCTGCTGTAATACGGTCTCTGAATAAGTCATTTAGCGGAACGGAATGATTAGTGATTAAATCGTTGACTTGCGCAAAAAGATTATTGAAAATAGCAGGGTCGGTGCTGATGAATGCAGACTCGGCACGGTTGCCTCGAGTAAGGTTCTGCGAGGTAACGACGGAAACCTTGGTGCCATTCTCGCCCTTAACCAGCAATATTTTCGAGTGGTTGTCAGCCAGATAAGTGCGCTCAATAACTTGGATGATGAAGCTCCAGAGTTTGAGCGTCTTGTTGGTCGCCTTATGGTCGAGCACAAGATTTA